ATTCTTCCAGGATGAAAACAAAGACTGGCTGACCGTTCACGAAACAGGAACATGGCAATCAACCGAGTTTGAATGGATGAAAGCCAACCCAGACGGCATTATCGAATGGGCTGATGGTTCGCTCGGCGTATTGGAAATCAAACACTCGGCGACTTATGTATCCGAAATCCCCGAATCGTGGAAATTACAGGTTCTCTGGTATTTGTACGTGCTAGGTCTAAAGCGTGGAGTAGTCTGTGCGGTCATAGGAGGCCGCTACACCGAGTTTGAGGTGCTTTGGGATGAAACCCTTGTCCTCGCTATGAAAGGGCGTGTACGAGGATTCTATGGCCTTGTTGAATCAGGCATCGCCCCAAGTTATGACGGTCAGCCAGTCTTTGTTTTCATCCTGGAAGAATTTACGGATAGCAGGTTCAAGCGCGGTGCCAAGGCGCATCGGAATTGTGCTATCGGTGTCAGGTAGAAGATTTGACTTTTCTGCCCAAAGAGTGTAAGGGGACTTGAATTGTGATTTACCGAAGATTACTCCGATGTCTGAACCGCCAACACCGGCACGAGCTGCATGCCACTCTGGTGATCCTGATTCAAACGAGCCAATTAATTTTGCGAAGCCTAAAGCCTCAATGTTTTCTGTGATAGTCATACTTGCAGTTTAGTAACCGCGAATGACAAAACCCCGGCGCGCAGGCACCGGGGGGCTGGAATTAACCAGGGTGGATTACTTGTCTTTGTTCTTCGACTGCACAGATTCTATTGTTGCGTTGATGTGAGCGTCGAAGTCTTTATCGTCTACTTCGCCTTTCCCAGCGTAAGTGAACGATAGTCCCATGACCAAACCGACGATAGCGACGGATGCCCCAAACAAAACTGATTCCAGAGCGCCCATACTGAACATAGGCAGGTTGCCAACACCCATAGAAGACAAGCCAGCGCCAAGTGATAGTGCCGCAGTGCGCTTCAAACGCTTTGGGATTTTTGACCATAGTTTCACTTTTCCGCCTTTTTGCTTGCAGGTTTCTTTGCTGGTGTTTTCTTAGGTGCCGCAGGCTTTTCAACCTTTGCAGGCTTATCAGCGTCAATTAGTTTAAACAGATCTAGTAGTGCCGGAAATGAAGCCAAGTGTGGCTTAGGTGATTTTGATGCGGCTGCGTGAAGGTGAGCCCCGGCTGATGCTGATCCTGTATTGCCAATCTTTCCCAATACGGTTTCACCGCCGATAACCTTAGTGCCTTTTTTGACCGGTGACTTTTCTTCCAAGTGAGCAAATAGAACAAACACTTCATCGTGTGTGTTTTTGACTGTAATGCAGTGCCCTAGTGCGTCAGTCCAAAAGTTTTCCGTAACAACACCGTCGGCTACAGCGTAAACAGGTTTACCGGCTGAACCGGTTTTGAAACCCCAGTCGCTGCCACGATGCGGCTGTGTGCGGTATGCTTTATTGAAGTTGCCTAGTTCGTCGCGTCGTTCGCGACCTTCGCCTTTTACTGGTGGATGGTACATTATGCCCCGATTGCTTTGTTTATTAGTGCGATTATTGTTGCGGTCATAGCAGCAGAGATAATCCCGAACAGCATTGCATACGCTTCAATTTTACGAACGCGTCGTTCTAACTCTGCATAGTTTTTGACTGTGGCTTTTATTTCAGCAATGTCTTCAACGATGCGCATTAAGAGATCTGATTGTGTTGGGCGAGGCTCTGGCATTATTCAGTCATTTCGGTTAAATCTTTTTCAACAATTTCAATTACTGGCGCGATAAATTCTTTTTTGTTTGAATCATAGGTGTCACCAATTCCGGCAAATTTACCGCCAAAGTTAGCGTTATATGATGTTTGAACCCATGTTCCTGTGAGACCTAATTCATTCAGGTATTGCTCTCCATAGGTTTCGTGTTGATTGTCAACCACTAAAACTTCGGTTACTAAACCGTCTTCAATTTTTGCAAAATGTGCCATTACAATGCGCTCCAATACTTGATAACACAAACCCCTGAACCACCATTCCCGCCGGGAAAAGTGTTGCTACCAGAGGAGCCACCACCACCTGAACCAGAATTGTCAGCCGCTGCTAAACCTGCTTGTGATTGAAGCCCTCCACGTCCTCCACCATTTGATCCACCAGATGAGTATCCGCCGTTGCTACTGGAGATGCTCCCGCCTCCTCCACCACCGCCAAAGTCAAAGGAACCAGAACCAGCAGATGTTGCTGGTGCAACTGGAGCGCTTGAGTTTGCTCCTGAACCACCTGAACCGCCTAAGCCAGCGGAAGCGCCACCTATGGTTTTAGTGCCACCAAGTCCGCCTGTTGCGGTCATAAGACCGCCAAAAGTGCTTGTAGTACCAGTTCCCCCAGTATTGTTATTTACTCCAGCGCCACCACCACCAATAGTAATAGTGTAAGAAGTTCCTGGAGTTACTGTTAACACATCATAGAAAACCGAACCGCCGCCGCCGCCACCACCAGATAACGAACTGCTTGAAGTAGTGCCGCCACCGGCTCCACCACCGCCACAGAGAATAACCTCTATTTTTGAAACATCGCCCGGTGCCACCCATGCTTGAGTAGATTTGATGATGTCAACTTTTTGAATTTTAAATGGTAGTGGAAAGGTATTAGAAGACATTAGACAATTTCGCTTCCGTATGCGTGAAATGTTAGGTCATTACCATTAGTTGAATAAACTCGAATTTTATCGGTTTCTTCTAGAGTAATACCCAAAGTAAAGGTGTTACTTGAGTTTGCTGCAATGACCGCATCGTAAATAATTGCATAAACATGAGCGTTAGCGGCTCCGGACTTAGCAACCCAAACGCGACATTTTCCATTAGTTGCCGTGACATTAGCAATTGAAATTGTAGAAACTACTGTCTGGGTGCTCGCAGGACAAGTATATAGATCAGTAGAAGTAGCAGCGGCTGGGTGTTGCTGACCCAGAATTTTATAGTTAATTGCCATTTTTTAGGCTCCCATGAGTAGAAGTGGACTTAATGAAGGAGGGGCTGACAAGGAACCAACATCAACCCAGCCAAGACCTGTAATGTAATACTGCAAAGCATTACTATCTTCAAGGAATGTTACCATACCTTCTGTTGGGGATGGTAAAGCAGATAAACGTGCCCCTGTGTCAGCAAAAACCATTACGCTCTGCTTCATAAGATAGGTGTTCACCTCGGGTGCAGATAAGTTGAAACCATTAATAAATTCTTTATATGCCATCTACTGACCTCTCCATAGTTCTAGTGTAGTGAACCAATTATCTACTGTAATGGAATGACTTACCTTAGTAATTGCATAAATCGCATCTATAACGTCTGCGCCACGTGTGTATTTTATTTTGATAGGTTGGCCGGGTGTCAGAATAGCCGCTTCTGTCAAATCTCCTGCTCGATCTATTGCAGGCGTTTCTACAGCATTAACTAATTTAGTAGGTGCAGTAGTAAACACATAATCAGACCATCGCTCAAGTTCAGCCAAATCTGTGGTATTTATTTCAATATCTGCTGTAGTTTCTCCATATAAAACTATTGAGCCTTCGTCAATAGTTACTGCATAAGTCGATGGATCAGAAGTCAAAGAAACCTTTAGGCTATTAAAAATAGCGTCGGCATCGCTATTTATAGCAATGTCAGACATGCAAAGATGATATTCCTCGCCATGATTGTTTCCAATTGTATATGTCCCCGGCGGTGCTGTGGTTGTGCTTGGCCTATCTTTAAATATAATTTCGCCAGTTTCTTGATCTAACCAAACGAGACCTAATCCGACTTGGACAGCATCATTTACATAACTTGATGCGATTACGTCAGTCTCATTTACTAGGGGTAATTTTCCAGCAGGGTCATCGCTAAGGCTAGAAACTGTGAACCCTGCGCCTGTAGCAACCGCTGTTATTTGTTCTTTTGGTGTTGCGTATCCAGCAGGAAAAGCGCTAGTGTCCAATGATGCGATTCTTGAATTCACAAATCTTTTATACCCATCAAATGCTCTAATGCTAATAATGTTTACCTGTGAACCCGATGAATAATAACTCACATTTATAGTATCCAGAAAACCGCTAAATAAAGTTTCATTTATAATTCCATCATCTAATCGAACTCGGATTTTAGTTCCTGCTCTGATTGATGAATTAAAACTTGGATCATAATCGTTAGATTGCATTGTGACAGATAATTGTGCGCTGTCTGGTTGAAAATAAATATTTGATTCTACAGAACCGCCAACTGAAATGTTGCAATTTGCTACGCTTGCTTCGATAGGAATCCATGCCCAATTTGCTTGCGGATTTAAATCACCATCTAGGACATCATTTCCACCCATAAGGCTGACCCCTAAAATAAAAGGGTTGAATATGTCTGTAGGTAAATACATTTCGACCTTTAAATCAGTCGCTATATTAAAGTTTGTTATTACCGTCATTGCATCAACGCCCTGCCAAGACTTGTACCAGATGAATTGGTAAACCTTTTTACAGTGTCAATAATTGTTTTTGCATCTGTCACGTTTTTAACGTTTACATTAACGGTTGTTCCTGCTTTTGGTTTATTAAAATCTTGCTTTAATTGAGCAAAACCCTGACCGTAGATTTCAGCATTTTTAGCAGTTTGCTGCCCTTGCATGAAACCACCAACAGCGGCACCCACTCCAATGGCGCCAATAGCACCAGCGGCAGCCCCACCAGCGCCAATAGCACCTAGCCCTGCAATAGCGGCATAAGCCTTGGCGGCACCAGTGGCAACATTCCAAGCCACAGTCAAAGCGCCAATGGCTGTGACCATAGGAACGAGCCAGTCTTTGTTGTCAATAACCCATGAAACAAGTTTGGCGCCCTGTGTAACAATAGCCTTCAAGCCGTCCACAATTTCCTGTAACTTCGCTTCACCTTCTGGAGTAGCCAACCACGCTGAGAACTCATTTAGAACCGGTAGTAATGCCATACCGATTTGTTCCTGCATCTCACCGAAGATAACCTGCATGCGCATATAAGGGTCTGTGTTAGCGGCTTCAGCAGCGGCACCGGCAAAAGTTCGTTCCAATTCTGCCATAGGATCAGTAGCACCCTTTAGCGATGGAATAAGTCTAAGAAGTGCAGTGTCTGAGCCAGCCAAAGATTTAGCCATAGCAGTAGACACAGCATCAAGGCTTTTACCAGTAGCAGCAGAAGCATCAAGCGCGATCTGCAAAAGTCTGTTAGAAGAAGTAACATCCTTAGTGGCAATAAACAACTTCTGGAACGCTGGGCGCAATTCATCATCAGCAACACCGGCTTGAAATTGCATGCGGTTGATTGACTTCTCAGCCTGAGCAACCTGATCCTTAGTAGCGCCTGCGCTGTTTTCCATCGCCAAAGCCAACAGGTTCATAGACTTAGCGTCTGCTACTGCTGCCTTACCGGCTTCTTCAAGTTCACGCTGAATCGTACGAAGGCTGAAGCCAATACCAATGGCAGCAAAAGCGCGGTTCATTCCGCTAGAAATCGCTTTGGTGCGCTTGTTCAAAGAATTTAGAGAGTTCTGGGCGCCTTTGGTAGCAGCGGTTAGTTGCTTGAACTCGCCAAGAATTTCAACGTTTAGAACTAAACTCATTCGGCTACCTCGTTAATCTCATTCCAAACCTTCACGAAGGTTCTATATTCTTCTAAAGTCAAAGCCCGGTATTCGCTCGGTGACATCTTCGTCAATAAGCAAAACCTTGCCATTCTTTCGGCTTGTTGCCGTTTTATGCTTTTGGGTCTTCTGCATCGCCTTTGAATAGATCAAGGGCTTCTGCAACGCTAACCTTGCCAGCATCTTCCATTTTAAAGTTAGGATCTTCGCGCTTCCTGACAACCCAGATAATAGCCTTTAGTGCTTTACCTTTTAGTTGACCTGCGTCCATAAGTTCATCCATAGCGCGACCTGACAAGTTTTCGATTGTTTCTACTTCGTCAAGTGTCAAGGTGCTTATAAAATCTTGCTTCATTCTGTGTCCTAAAATTTCGAGTATTTGTTATACAACTTGTTGATGTTCAAGAAGTAAGTTTTGTAAACTTCATTCCTTGTCAATCCTAATGCCTTAGCAAAGAATGGCTGTGGCAAAATGTTCTTCTTCACAAAGTTATTTCTGTCATAGAACCAACCCCAGTGGATAGGGTTTGCGTAAGGAACTTTTGTATTGTTACCAGCAGAAACCAGCACTTTACGCGCTTGCTTCTTTGACCTGATGCTATTACGTAAAGCACCGGTGCGAGTCGGCACCAAGGTTCGAGCGGTTGAAGCAACTATGTTAGCCGCTTCTTGAGCCGCTGCACTTACTTCAGCCGTAGGTACGCCTATTTGCTTTAAAGCATTTAGGACATACTTTAGGTCTTGAACCTTGATGCCGACCGGATCAGCCATTGTTACGCGGTTGCGTCAATTTCTACACCGTAGTAGATGTCTGATGCTGGTGTGTGTGGAGTGTTCTTAACGGTTAGTGTCACGCTGAACTTTGCAATCTCGTTAGAGGTCAAAGATAGTGGTGGCAACTGATCGAAAACAACTGTTCCCTTGTAGTGCGGCTGGTCTGCTGATGGTGTTGCGTTTCCGTTAGGTGCGATGGTAAATGCTACTTCGGTGCCGAAGTTATCCCATAGAACGCGGTAGAGACTGGTGTCTTCACCTGAAACGATTCCATCTAGTTGTAGCGACCACTGACCGCCAACACGAACTTCGCAGAATGTTTGAACGTCGCCCGGGGCGTCATCCAAAGTTAGTTCTACCATGTTCGCATCGCAGGCGAAATCGGTGGTTCCGATTTTGAAGACAATGTTACTTGCCTTGATGCGTGTTGATGCTGCCATTTAGGGCTGCCTTTCTAAATTGAGATTGCTAGTTGTGCGTAAATGTTTACCGAAAGGTATTCAGCGTTATTTGTTTGCAAGTTGTAAGGCTGGTTTACATTAGTTAATTTTGCATAGGTCAGCGGTTCAAGAGCCACTAGGACATCTTCAATTAGTTGATCTAGGTTCTCGGTTGCCTTCTTGTTTGTAGCAGTGGAAGCAACCAGAACAAGTTCAAGGGATAGTGTGTATTCCCCGAACTCTGCTGTCTCTATGTAAGGTGATGCAGCGTTGACAATAACAATCGGTGGCGTGATTCGTTCCGGAACATACTCCAGAACATTTAAGCCAGCCGCTACTAAGTCAGTTTTGAATTGAACCTTAGCGTCGTTTATTTCGCTCATACTGCGTAACCTGTGTAAGGCATCAGTAGAGGATAAACAGCGTTCATTGGATCTTTAGCAACACGAACCGGACTGCCATCAAAACTTGCAAATTGTGTAACACCGTTAGGCGCTGACCTTCTGTGAAAGAATTCCGAAGCACAAATTAGAACCGCCTGAGTGTGTACCTGTGTAGGTACTCCTTCGGTTTCACCTTGATAACGATCTACTAACCCATGACCTGCAGTCAGGCAAGAGTTAATAAAGTCGCCGGTTTCATCGGTTCCTAAATAGGCTTGGAAATCAGCCAAAGAGATGGTCAGCGCCATTGGTATTTACCTTTGTTATTAAGCGGTTACGTCCAACTTGACAACTGCGCCAAGGAATGGCTTGATGATAGCCATGTAACCGTAAACGCTGATGTCGTCAGTTAGGGTAGTGACGTCGCCTGAAGATAGGCGAACAGGTGAACCAGCAGACTCTAGAGTCTGAACTGCTGCGCTGTTAGCCATGTAGACAACACCGGTAGCCAATGCTGGGTCAACAATTACTGGTAGACCAAACAAGGTGCCTGATAGACCCGGGATGTTTGCTGTACCAATGTTGTTTACGCCTGCACCAGTCTGAAGTGCTACTGGGCGACCATCTGAACCTGCAACGGTCATGATCTTAACGTAAGCATCTGGCGCTGCAAGAATAAATTCTGGTGATAGACCAGTCTGAGCGTAGATGTAAGCAGATCCGTTAGCAACACCTTCTGCAAGAGAAGCAGCAGAGCCACCATCTGCGTCGAAAGTCTTACCAGTCCATGACTCTGCGGCTAGAACAGCAACAAGCGCTGCGTTAGTTGCCTTAGCGTACTGAATGGTCAGAGCGCGGAAAGCGGTGTCTAGGTAGTTTACAGTCGAACGCTCAATAGTCTGGCGTGAGAATGAAGTGTAACCACCGTAAGTGACAACGTTCGCTGACACAGTGTCAATCGAGATGTTACCGAATGATAGTGCTTCGTTCTCTGGATCCTGAACGCCTACTGCGAGAGTGTTTGCTGAAACCTGAGCGAATTCAACGGTTAGACCTGCTGCTGGCAAAGCGCCACGTGAGAAGGCTGAAACGGTTGGACGGTTGTTTACGATTAGGTTGTCAATGTAGCCAACGAAACCCGGAAGGGCAACGGTGTCTGCTGATGTTGATGCTGCACGAATGGCAAGATCCTTAGCGTCCTGATCGCCTGCTACTAGAGCCTTTGCGAACTCTCCTTGGCTACGGAACTTTGTTTCTGCTGCTGGTGCTACTGCAACGGTCATCCCAGCCTCTACAACGCGGCGCAGTTCTGCAACCTCGTCAAGAGCGGTACGAACGTCAAGTTCAATGTTTTCTGACATTGGTTCACTTTCTTGTTCAATTAGAGGTTCTTCGATTTCGTCTATTTCGACTTCCTCGCGAACTTCGCTTATGTTTGCGCCTGAATAGGCAGGGAATGGCACGACTGAAACTTCTTTCAGATCAACCAAAGTACGAACTACAACATTGTCGTCGCGTTCGTTCTCAACCGGGATGAACCCAACTGAAAATTTGTTTAGGACACCATCACGAAGTAAAGTTAGAACTTCTTCGCCGCGTGGGGTCTCGCTAATGTAAGCAGTGATTTCAAAACCTTCATCGGTCTCGCGACCTTCTACGACTTTGCCGATTGGTTCGTCGTGGTTCCAAAATAGTTTTACATCTTCGATGGTCTGAATTGCGCCGGGTGCAAAACGCTCGTAAGTGTTGTTTGCGATTGCGATTTCTTGACCGTATGGCACAGCGATTCCAGTAATGGTGCGCTGATCAGTGTCAACTACTCCACGAAAGTCGCGTGTTTCGATGTTAGACATTTAGTCCTTCCTTGGTGCGGATTTCTTCCACTGTCAAGAAGCCAGCGTCAACACCGGTCTTGTAGTAGTTGTAGCGTGCGGCAACGTCAGCCTTAAATAGGTGCTCGAAGTCGAATTCGATGCGGACACCGCGCGGTAAGCAGTTGCTTAGAGCGTCAGTAATTGCATCGGTGTATGCCATAAGTGTGTGGCGGTAGAATACTTGATTCTCGTCCTGCAGGTTTGTGTAAGTGTCTGAAGCGCCCGGTACTGATGTAAGTAGTAGACGCGCTGGTACACCGAACAAGCGAGCAATAGCCTGAACCTGCTGGTCTTGAACTTCGGTAAATAGTGCATCGCGTGGGCTTAGGGCGATTTGCTGGTACTCAAAACCGTTGCCTAGAACAGCAACCTGACGGTTCTGCTGCTTGTTGTGCCAGTTAGCGGTAACTAGTTCTGCATCTGCCTGATTTAGCATCGCGTTAGTTTTTAGTACGCCGGTAGGTACTCCAGCGGCGGTGAACCAGTTGCCAGCATAATCGCGCAGGTCAATAGCAGCACTAATATCTTTACGGCATGAGTCAATCGGTGACACACCTCTCAAATAGCCTGCGCGGCTGAAAATCTTTAGGTGCTCAATCTCATTCTTTGAGTATTGCTTACCTAGGTAGTTGTAAACGATTCGGCTTAGATCTGGGCGACCATCGCGACCGATTGGGTTTGAAACTTCAACCGCTGATGAAGGCAAGATTGTTAGGTTGTTTACTTGACCGTTTGAACCATAGTTCTTGTACCAGAACGCGTTGCCTGATAGGGCTAGTTCTGTGACGGTCTGAAATAGGAAGTCGCGTCTGTTTTCGTTGATGCTTGGCTTGTTTACCAATACTGGGTTATCAACTTTGATTTCAATACCAGTGGCGAACCTAAAGGTGTTGATGGTCATCTTGCTAATCGGGGTAGCGATGATCTGAACCGCGCGATAAACAGCGGTTAGCGTTAGTGCAGTGTCCGGGGTTACAACAGCAGCAGATCTAGTTGGGATTGTAGGCTGTGCGGCGCGTGACTCTGTCGGCTTAGTTAAGCGTGTCCATAAAGATGCCATATTCTAAATATAGTAGCACATACTGTCTGACAATGATGCTAGAATACTCCCACTGTGGCGTGTTGCGCTCTCGAAGAAACATACAGCGCCATAACAGTAGACATTAGTGCGTCAATTTCTCCATGAGATTCTTTGCGACTAATCAGCCAAGTTTCCCCAGTGTATTTAGTGACACCGTTAGGCATTTGTGCAACGAGTAGAGGATCGTTGTTGTGCCTAACGGTGCCAGTGCTAAACATAGCAAACACCGCCGAACAAGCCGCTGACATTTCTTTAGTCCACAGTTGCCACACCGGGATGCCTGCTAACTTTAAGCGTTTTGCTAGGCTCGGTAGTTGACGATCATCTAATGCGATTGCCCTAGGTGAGAACTTGCTATAAAGAGATGTTATCTCGTTGAATAGTTGTTGCTCAGTAGGCGCTACTAAAGATGAAACTAATTCTGTTTCCTGAATGTCACCGTTGCTGTTAGCAAAAGCAATAGTGGCGTGTTCCCAATTTTTGCTGATGTCAACCGCAAAAACCCCGGCTTCCATGTTTGTCACACCTCGACCAGTCGCAGCCTTGAACAGGTTACCCGGCAACCAAGAAGCCGCTGTTCCTGAAATGAACTGATTGAGTCTGTATCGCCGGGCTTCATGCTCGGGAATTGTTTTCAAGTCGCTGATGACTTGCTCGACTGGGATGCGTCCTGCCGCTACTGAAGGGTTTGCAGACATGATTGCAACCGGGTCATCTATCGGTGCGTTGTCCGGCGCTGTCCAAAGGAAGAAACCAAAGCGTTCCAGATCTTCGGCACCATTAGCCGCCGCTGTGCCTGACTTGTAAAGGTTTATTAGCGTCTCAGAAGATTGGTCACCGGCTGTCGTGATGCCAATAACAATTCCATCTTTGCGCTGTGAAGTTCCAAGTACCGCAGCACCCCACATACCGGATTTAGCCAAGTGAAGTTCATCGAACAAACAAAGCGACATAGGAATTCCCTGTAGGGCTGATTCTTTAGCGGCTTTCACGTCGTAGCGTCCTGCGTTGTCCTGTGTGACAATACCGCGCGTTTCCGTAGCACGCTTGAAGCGTTTACGTAGGAAAGGGTTCTGGTTAATCACGTAGTTGACACGTGAATAGACAATGTTCGCCTGATCAGTGGATGAAGCCAATGAAATGACCTGCGCGCCGGGCTCATGCATCAGCAGCCCATACAAGCCAAGTATGGCGGCTAGAAGCGACTTACCGTTCTGGCGTCCAACCGAAATGACAACCTGACGGTAACGAAGTCTGCCGGGGTAGCGTGGATGATCTGCCGGGTAGCGTTCCAAGATTGCGCGAAGCAGCCAGCGTTGCCATTCGTCAAGAGTTAGACCGCCGGGAGACTCTGGGGATTGCCAAGCGATGTTAGCGAACTCGATTAGCCGATCACCATCAGTCTGGAAGTTATCGGTAAGCGGTTTCGTGTAAACGCTGGGCAGTTGAAGCATTATCCCAGCGCTTTCAATAATTCAATTCCAAGATCTGGCGCTATCATGGAACGATTTTTAGCATCCTTTAAGCCCTGAGTAACAGTCCTAGAGCCGCGCGGTGCAGCAACATGGCAATCAGCGCCCGGCTTGCACATTTCACGAGGATGCCAGTTCGGAACAATGCCCCAAAGGTCTGTTGGCTTCATTCTGCTGTCGCCGTATTGACAATAGGTAATGGTTTGCCTCGGTAGCTTTTCCACTACTGGCAACTTACGCAACATACCCCTTGGGTTCTCAATGAGGTAGCCAAAGGTCGGTTGTAGTTGTTCAATAAGCTCGATGGTCTTTGCAACCAGTAGTTGGTTATACGCTGCCGCCTCGGTCTTTGGCACAGGCTTACCGCTTGTGTTATCCCAGTGATGACCTATTGAAGCAACTGAGAAGGCTGTGCAAGGTGGTGATGCCCAAACTAAATCAGGCTGACCATAACGCTTGACAAGCTCTGTTGCATCTAGATCCATAATGTCAACTGTTTCAGTGCAATCAAAGCTAGGGTCATACTCAAAGGCTATGACTGTGTGCCCTGCATTTGCAAAGGCTTTCGTAGATGAGCCAGTGCCAGCAAAGAAGTCAAATACAATCATCTCTCTCTTTTCCTGCAACTTAGAGTTTGTAAACAGTGCCGGTAAAGTGTTGGCCTTTGACTAATGGGAATACGAGAAGTCCTGGATCAGAGTCATCCCCTCCCATGCCAAGCCTGTACCACGAGCTTCCACTGTCTAATGTTGGGCATTGAATAACCCATCGGCTGTGGTCGTTGCGTCTCCCTGACTCTTTGACTGTAAGGTGATGGAAGTGGCCATGTATCAGGATGTCTGCGTCTTTGACTGGCTGGTTGCCATGCGACTGATTCCGCCACCATTGCACAATGCCATCAGGTCGAGCTGCTTGGTGTCCATGCACTAGCCCAAGGATCATCTGGTTATCGCCCCAAACATCTAGGGCAAGTGATTCATCGTTAGCCTGTGGCTCAAAGAATCTAACCGGCAGACCTACCTCTTGAGCCAGCCTTGCAAGCTGTCGCTGGATGTGGATGCCCCAGTCATCGGTTGGAGTGCCGAGCTTGAGCTTGCCTTGTCGCCAGGCACAATGATTAGAGCCGACTGAGGCTGCTGTTATAGGTGCGTGTTTGGCAAGTAGTTTTAGAGTTTCCCACTCGAATGTAGCCTCAAGGTCAACCTGTTGCATCAAACTGAGGTCGTTAGTCCTGTTAGGGTTTCCACCTGACTCAAAGCCCTCGATGCTGTCACCGACATTTAGGAAGTAGATGTGGTCTGGCTTTTCTTGTTTCAGGTAGTCATCTAGCCTTGCTTGCTTTTCTGCAATGCGTTCGATTAGCTCAGGGGTTCCACCTCTGATGTCACCGGCTTTACCTGTCTGAGCATCTGACCAACAAACAACAACAGCTTTGTCGTTCTTTTCTTTTGGCTTTGCAACTTTGACTGCTCGCCTTGCCTGAGCATAAAGCGTTGGCAAGTCAATGTCTGCCTCTGTCTTGTTGCGGAAGTTGAACCGCCAGCTAACCAGCCAGTCCCCACCCTCTCGCTGTTGCCAGCGTGAAGTTCTAACAGGACCATAGATCTCTACTCTCTCAGGGTTAAAGCCTTGGTCTATTAGAAACTGGGTGAAGTCTGGCTGGTCGCCAGTTGTCGGTGGGGTTGTCGCCTGGCCGTTAGTGCCATCGAACTCCACCGCAGGTCGCCAATCCTTTGGGGCCGTAATCCTAGGGGTTGGCTCAAGATTTTCTAACACAGCTGCACCTTCCGATTCTGTGAGTGCGAACCGGTTGCTCGCTGATTGTGATGCCTCGCTTGTTTAGCTCATGTGTCAATGTCGAGTGTGGCCACTCTGGATTGGCAAGTGCCTCTTTTAGTATCTCTTGGTCTTTTGTTTCTAGCGATTCAATCACAGTCCTAACTTTACAAGCTGGCTGTTTCTTTGGTGGTGTAAGCCCTTCAAGCATTTCTGCCCCCTTAGTGTCTGCCTCGTGAGATGTAAGCCTTGACAAGTCTGCCGATAAAGAAGTGAAGCCTGTACCTGTAATAGCGTAGCTGAAATGCCCAGTTAGTCCTCGCTCTTATCCCTGTGTGTTTCCCCATTGTCCCTCACCGCCTCAAGTATTTCTACAAAGCGTTCCAAGGTATCCAGGTCAGCCGTCATGCTAAGGACTGCATCATCTCTCAGCTCTAGGATTACTCGGTCAGCAAAGTATTCGATACCGTCATAGTTTCCTGCTTGGTATCCGGCAGCGTAGCCTCGGTAGTAGATATCCTTGAGCTTTCGCTTGGCCCATCTTCGCATTGAGGATCTAAACATGACCATCCTCAATCGCTTTGGCTTGTGCCTCAATCTCGTTGACTATCTTGGAAAGCTCGGCAAGCTGAATAGTAAGTAGCTCTAGCCTCATCTCAATCTCCTCGATGCTCAGTCCCAATTTGCACCTGCCAACTTAGCTCTCATGTCAGAGTTGTATCTGCCTTCTATCTCAGCAGCAATCTCTTGGGCTGTAGCTTCTGGATGGTGAGCGATGTATTCAAGGATGGCCTCACGCTCGTAGCGTTTGCCGTTGTTGAATCCTGATGTGTATTCGCTGTCAGTCATGGATCTTGTTCTCTATCCTGGCGATTACAAAGTCAAGAGCGTTCATCCATTCCTCACAGCCATGACAGGTGCAAAGGGTCTGGTCTTTTGTTTCTGCCAGCAACCTAATGATGTGCTCTCGCTCGTGTTTGACTCCGTGATTGAAAGCTTTGATTGAGCTTGTCGCGATGATGTCCTGTAGCTCGCTCATGCTTCCACCTTCGGCCTTCTGTCAATGGTTGCTAAGTAGCCCATGATCATGTGTCCTGTTGCGATGTCGAGTGTCCGGTCAATCTGCATCGCCTGGATAAGCGACTCAACTGCCTTCTGCTCATCTCTCCTGCCCTTGATGTAGGCAGCGAGCTTATCTGCTGGAATCTGTGAAACTGCTATTTGTATCAACTGGCACCCCTTCGATTAGGTCAATGATTATTGTGATTGCTTTGGTTGGCTGAGGATAGGCAGCCTTAATAAGTCTTAGGACTTCATCCTTCATAAGCTTTCGGCCCATGTAGATGCCATCTGACTTAGCCACTCCAAAGTTGTATTGGTTCGGGTTGTAGTCCATAACTGCAAACTCGATGGGTTCAGGGTTGTAGTTGGCCATTTTCTCTCTGTTCTATGTAGGTGTCTTGGATGTGTTGTAGCAGGGTTAGCCTGGCAAGTTGTTTCTGAATGTGGTATTTGTCTGTTTCAGGGTTGCCCCCTTTAGCCTCGTACTCAGCGTTGGTCCAGAGCCTTGCTTCCTCTATGACTTGTGCAAGATGTTTCTTATTCATCTGGCACCCTTGCGAGTGAACCAAAGTGCGATCACTAGGAAGTGGATTGCAAGTAGCACACAGCCAATCAGGTAGCCGAGTGTGACGCTGTATTCCTGTATGGC